AGCGCAGAATGCGAGGTCAGTTCCGAGAGCATGTGCTCAAGGAACGCAAGGCGGTCATGAACGTCACCAGCCTCCTTACGAACGGTAAGAACCGTCGAGGGAAGGGACATGACGAACAAGTCCATGCTCGTGCCAGTCGCCAAGGTGGCGAAAGGTAGAACAATGGTACCACCAGCAGCCGAAACAGTGATGGCCGCAGATTGTCCTGCAGAGACAGTGCCACCACCAACCGGATAGGTCGATGCGGTGTCTGCCTTGAACAGGGACAACGCCGTGACTCCACCAGAGTAAGTCACAGTCGTAGGCGACAGAGTGGTCGCCGACACCAGCAGGTTGATGTAGTAGTTGCCCGCCACACCAGCCGGGAACACAATAGAATTGGTTCCCAAGGTCACACCCAAAAGGGTGTTTCCAGGCTGCAGAGCAGCACCAGCGAACACGTTGGCCACAGTGGGCGCAGTGCCAGTCCAGTGCGCTGCCAGCGCCACCGCATTAAGAGAGGTAGCGTCGAGGACAGGCTTGCTCAGACGCAAGCGATAGCGGACATGAAGTTCGCCAATCACAGAAGTGTTGGTGCAGCCCTGAGTGCTGACGATAAGGTTACCCACGTTATACACGCGGATGTCCGTACCAGCAGGCTGCGCTCCGACGAGCACATACTTAGCGTCATTACGACGCATGCGCGAGCAGTCGATAGGAAGTCGTAGCAACGGAGTGCACGGCATACCATCAACATGAGGATCAGAGTCCTCCACCTGCTGCTTGCTGGTGGGAACACCGTCAACAGAGTCATAGTCGAACGATAGGATGACCTTTCCGGCCTGACCATTCGTTGCGAACTCAGAGACCTCACGCTTGTAGTAGAACTCCAACATCTCGAAGTCATACTCCTCGTAGAGTTGAGCGATCTTGTTTCCCCACGGGAACGTACCGGCTTGGCCAGGGTTCACGGGGTAGGCAGTGGCTACGAAGCCAGTACTGCCAGAGATCTCTCCAATATACTCGTCTTCCTCAATCACCTGACGGCGACGAGTAGTCGAATAGTTGTCCACACCAGAGCCGAGGCCCAGGCGATTGTTGCCAGCGCCTTGAGGATTGGAACGAAAGCCCTTCGACTTCTTGTTCTTCTTCTTCTTCGGCTTACGCTTGGCTTGACCGTTCGCAGAACGAAACGGTCCAGCTGCGGAGAATCCGCGGCGTCCTCCTTGCGGATGGATCTTGCCTTGGGCAATGCGCTTGGCACGGCGTCGTGCCTTGGCGGCAGCGGTCTTCGGCATGGTCGCGAGAGATTGGTAATTCTCGCCAGGTAGTAGATGGTTGGATGGAAGGTTGGTAGTTGATTCAGACGGATCAGATTCGATTTTAAGAAGTGCTAGGTTCTTATCAAGCTCACTTCTCAACTCCACGGCCGACTCAAGACCAGAGTACAACGACTCAATGGCAAGGTCAGACTTCCAAACACGACGAATCGTGTCCATCGAAATAGCTTCCTCAGCTCCAGGTGGTTTGCACTCACCAATAAGCTTATGGGCATAGCTATCATTCAGATAGCGGATGTATCCAGCTAGTACTTCCCGTGTTTCAGGGTTTCCATAGCTATCAATTCGCAACGCACACGCGCGCAAATAGTGCCAACGCACATCATCCACACTTGCTCCATACATGAGCGAACATAACACTTTTGCAGTGTCAGGCACAGGAG